CAAGAGACCACGGAACCCATTGATTACGTCATCTGGAATTCTCTCTTTCATAGGGATTTCCATCAAACACGCTTGGTGGAAATACAAACAATACATTCCACATTCAGAATCCTTGAATTGATGACGTGTTGCATTAAAGGTCATCTTCATAGGTTTAGATTTGCCCGTAGCATCCCATTGAGACTTCCATCGTCTCATTAACTTTTTGATTTCAGGTTCAGGTTGGTGTGCATAGGAATCGAAATAGGTGATTCGTGGATACTCTAATTCAGGACGAATGTCACAAAACAGAGAAATCCAATGTTCACCTGGTCCATCGTGTGGATCTGTATTGAAGACAATACCAATCTGATCATATTTCTCTGACAGTTTTACAAGATTCATTGAACATAATGAACTCACAATACATTCATTGGTTTCCGATTTCAAATCAAAGTCAATCGGAATACAACCTACGAAAAAGTATTTAGGAAACAAGTTTGTAAAGTTCTTTTCAACACGATCAATATCGTCTGACGATAACCATTCATATCGGTTCACAGACCATTCTTTGGGTGCCTTGGGTCTTTTCATCAGCGACGTGACAATACATTCTGCAGATCCTGTTGCGCATTGATCTTGAAGACGATGTTGAATATTTGTCCACATTTCTTCAGAAGTTCCTTTAGGAACTGGTGATTCCTTTGGATGTTCTTTATTATACACTACACGGAGTCGTTCAATTTCTTCAACATCCAACCAAGACATTCCTTGTTTAAAATGGAATACTATTAAGTGAAGATAGTATAATCCATACTATGGACGCTCTTAAACCAATCCTCTCTACATATGCGGATATTACCCGAAAACTTAATGAAGTCAACTCTCGTGCATCTACTCTTCGTGATGAACGCCGAACAGTTGAACTAGACTTGGCAGCATTGTACGCTACCTCTCGTGAGGAACTACCTGAGAGCATTAAATTGACTAGTTCAGGAATGGTCTTTTCTGTAAAACGTCCAAACCAGTGGAAAAAGGGTTGGACGCTCTCCAAGAAGGAACTGAAAAGTTACTTAGAAGAACTTGTGCCTCAGCAAAGTGAGGCGTTAATGGAAGAAATTATTAAACGTCAAGATGAGAAGATGGTGGAAACTGATTACGGTTTTGAGCTTAAAGTTGCGACAAAGCGGGATTGAGAGTCATTCTTAAGACTTTCTTCAATCTCCTTTAGAGTTTGCTGAATTTCTGCGAGTTGTTGTTTAGCTTCATCCAAACTTTGATGAGGAAGGAACCCTTTTTGGATACGCGAAATCATGCACACCAACGAACCATTCGTGCTCAAGAGACGGGTAGCCAAAGTATACAAAGGCTTCACCATCAATATGATATGATACTCAACAACACAATATTTTTAAATCCCATCATCTTCTCGCTGAAGGAAGTAAGCGTGAAGTTTCTCCGACATTCCACGAACACTGAATTCCAATACACCATGCCAGTTGGGTCGCAGAATAGTTCTCACATCACGGATTCCATCTAAGATTGCGTGGCGGTCTACATATCTGCGGTTCACATGAGTGCCGTGCCATAAGTGATAGACTGAACCTGAGATGCATGCAATACGAGGTTTTGGAAGACTTGAGAACTCTTTGAACGCCGGAATCAATGCAGGTTTGAGATAGGTTGTTGGAAACTTGACATCTAACCATGCGGCTGCTGAAAGTGTATCTCCACTTCCAGTGATTCCATACTCAAAGAATCCTACTTTGCGAAACCACTTGCGACGAAACGCCCACGCAAATCCTGGATGAAACTTATGATCGAATGTTTTACTACGGTTCATGTAGAGAACGGATGATCGTTCTTGCATGATTTTTGTATACGTGATGTCCATCCACACTGCAGAAGTAAAGGGTTGAACCACATCGTTTTTATTGAGGGCGTCTGAGACTTCACAATACCAGTGAGGATTGCCAAAAATTACGTCAGCATCCAAGAACAACACTTTGGAAAACCACCATGGAATCTTGGATTCTAGAATGGTACAAAGATTCTCCTTGTGAAAGAGGATGGATTTACTCCAGACATGAAATGCATCTGCAAGTTCAGGTTCTTGCTTATCAAACACCAGTTCCAAAGTGTAATAGGGAATACCTGCAAGTTTGAGTTTTTCAATCGTGTAGAAGTAGTTCATCACCATCCGTTTGGACTTTGCAGGGTTGAAGAAGACAAGTCCGACTGCCATATCACGTTTCCACGGAGTATTATAGCGAACATTTGAGAGTTCAATCGGTTTAGCGACTTCTTGTTTAGGTAACGGATCTGGTTCTTCTGTGTATGCCATGGACTGAGCGCTTCCCATTGTGTAGAAAAACGGATAAAAGATTGGATAGAAACTACAATCTATAATGACCGATGTCTACTCACCTTACAATGCACGCAATCGATTCTTTACAGAGAAGGATATCCACCGTATCTTACATCGCCATGGTTTGCCTCATTATCGCGTCTCAAATCCCAGAGTCTTTCAAACCTCAATGGTTCATACAACCTATGTCAAACGATCTGAATATACTACACCCGATGGACGACCGGCGTCTCTTGCTCCGTGTCCCTCTGGTGTCATGCCCCTCCAAGATGAATCCTATGAATGTCTCGAATTTGAAGGAGACTCAGTCCTTGGAGTGTGTGTTGCAACCTATCTACGACGAAAATACCCTGACAAGAAGCAGGGTTTTCTCACAGACGCTCGCAAGGAACTTGTTAACAACGAGCGAATCGGCGCCTTATGTCAAAAAGTTGGACTTGATACATTCTATGTCATTTCTAGGCACAACGAGGAGTCTGTGGCTATTAATGGACGACGAAACATACAAAAACTGGGAGACATATTTGAAGCTTTTATTGGCGCGCTATGGACGGATTGCGGAAACCGATTCAATATTGTCTATTCATTCGTCACCAACGTTCTGGAAGCCTATTTGGACATCCAGGATGTTGTCACTACTATCACCAACTACAAGGATATCTTTCAGAAGTATTGTCAGCGTGAGTTTGGAACAACTCCTACGTATACTATGATAGAATCCAATGATGCACTGATTCGGGTCACAATTGTTCTCAAAGGAAAAACGTTAAAAGAAACGGGTGAAGGAACCACTCGTAAGAAAGCAGAACAAATGGCAGCAAAACAAGCGCTTGAAGGATTTGGAGTTACTTTCTCTTCTGGGTAATGACTCTAGCATTACGTCCACATTTGAATCGTTTGAGTGTTCGCCCTTGTGTCCATAATACAGATTTAACACAGACCGCGATGGGTCCTTTTTCATTGCGAAAGGTCTTTCCCACTTTCTTAATACATTTGCAAAACCTTCTTGTTTGATTAAGTCTTGCCATTGTGTCAAACTCAGAAGAATATATCCTCGCAAAGAATAAACATAATGGGCGGTGGTCTTCTACAACTCGTTGCATATGGTGCTCAGGACGCTTATATCACTGGAAATCCTCACATTACCTTCTGGAAGGTCCTCTACAAGCGTCATACGAACTTTGCCATGGAGGCGTTCCGTGTGAACTTCACGGGTGCCCCTCAGTATGGTCAACGTGTCGTTGCTGTCATCAACCGCAATGCGGACTTGATGTACAAGACCTATTTGGAGGTCGTTTTACCAGACACTCGAACAACTGCTACAAATGCAAACTTTGATGTCTTGTGGACACAAGGAGGTCAACGCCGTCTAGGGTATCTTCTTCTCAAGAAGATTGAAGTAGAAATTGGTGGACAGGTCATTGATACTCATTATGGCGAGTGGCTCTATTTATGGGAGAATTTAACATCCAATGTTGATAACTCCACTAAGTTGGATGCAATGACTGGTGGACAACAAGGTGGTGTTGTTTCTAGTAACACATCTTGCGGTGGTCGCCCATCAGTACTATACATTCCTCTTCAATTCTGGTTCTGCAGAAATCCAGGTCTTGCATTGCCATTGATTGCCCTCCAATATCACGAGGTTAGAATCAATGTTACATTGTCTCCTTCAACAGATCTTGTAACTAAGGGTTCATTTAACTCAGTGTCTGCTGCAGCTGCTGCATTACCTCAGTTGAGGGACATGTCACTCTATGTAGATTACGTCTACCTAGATGTCGATGAGCGTCGCCGATTTGCTCAACAGTCACATGAGTATTTGATTGATCAACTTCAGTTTGGTCTTCAACAGACACTCACAACTGCAAATGCTCGTATTGACTTGACATTGAATCACCCTGTTAAGGAGTTGGTGTGGGTCTTTCAGGACGCTCGTAAGACTGATTGCGGATCTACAACAACTATTAGTGCTGGTTACACACAACCCTTCAGTTACGATGATATTGCAGACCGATGCCGTCTACAAATCAACGGTCAGGACCGATTTGATGAGCGATATGGCGACTATTTCTGGAAGGTTCAACCTTACCAACACCACTCAGGTGGAGGTTTCTGGCCTGCTCGCAATGAGTCAGTTTCCGTCACTGGAACGCCAAATGCATTTACATTCACTTCTAGATTTACATTGACTGCAATTAGTAATACAGTACACCCTTTTAGTGGATTAGTTGGAACTCTTGTTGCAGGAATGACTGTAACGGGCGCTGGAATCACTGGAACCAATACTATTTCGAGTGTTTCATTTACAACTGCTAATACTGGTAATATTACGTTTGCAGAGACATTTACCGCAACTGCAACACTTTACGTTGCTACAACTTCATCTGCAGATGATACCCTATTTACATCCAGTGCTACTCTTGCTTCAACCTACCAACCAGCAAACCCAATCAACGTGTATTCATTTGCACTCCAACCTGAAGAGCACCAACCATCTGGAACATGTAACTTCTCACGTATAGATACAACCACCCTTGTGTTTGATAGCATAACCAGTGGAGCAGCAGGAACATTCCCATCCAAGGCGTTCCCTTATAACTTCAGAATGTATGCAGTGAACTACAACATCTTCCGAGTCATGTCCGGAATGGGTGGACTCGCCTACAGCAACTAAACACTAAATCACTAAGTATAATGATCAAGTTGATAGTCGTTTGCTTAGTTCTTTGTATTGCTTGGATCTTGATGAATCCTAAAACAAGTTTCCGAAAAGAGGAACCCACTACACGTTTGTATTCGGAAGGCACCCGTGAAGTCCTAAGGTCTGTTGGATCATTATCGGCGCCAGATGACCCTTCCCAGGACATTTTACGTGGTCATGACCAAGGATATGACCGATTTCGTGTGAGATAACGTACTGACGATATCCATTCAAATCTTGACCGCTCTTTGCAGACCCATGTTTCCAATTCTCTACATTGATTCTCATTTGCTTTCCTCCTAACTCTGCACAAGACAAGGTGTCATCACACCCTGCCTTGCGAAGACCTACTTTAGAACTAAGATGAATCACAACTTGCGGATTCCTCTTCACTTGAAAAAAACGATACCCTTTAGATTCCCACCCATTTGGATCTGCTAAACAGATTGCTACATCGGTTGCAAACTCTTTCAAAGAAAAATCCACATCTGAATCTACGACCACGCTATAGGTGATACGCTTCATTGATTTCAAGTGTGATTTTTAATCAACTGCAGAATCAACCTCCAGATGCTTCATCAAGGTATTCATAATTAACGCTTTAGTAGAATGCTTCATACCTGTATGTTCTAATACAGATCCTATCCATCCACCATCTTGCCACATGAATTCAATCAATATTTCAACTTCTTCAGTTTGCGTTAATCGTATCAACCATCTATGAAACTCTTTTGTGATTTCATACTTCATATCGGGAAAGTTGAGTTCAGTTAGTGCTTTAGAAACAGTTTGGTCCATTGTATATGGTTTCTATTGTCATCAAAAAAATAATTCCATTTTAAATAGTAAATGTATTTCCTATTTGAAGCAGTTCTTGTTGGTTTGTTGTTATTGCCTGTCTTCTGGGTCACTGAAAAAGCGGGATTCTCCAAGTGGATCACGGTGTTTCTCGCAGGTGCATTGTTCCATATCACTGCAGAGTTGACTGGAATCAACAAAGCCTATGTTCTAACAAAACACTAGAGAGTTCATCATAGGTTCCATAACCATATCCACATAAATGCCCTACAAATCGGTCACGTTTTGCTTGTAAATACTCAGTTCCTTCAATTATTTTTTCAAAGAGAACGAATGCATCCACTATTGAAACATAAATTGGTTTAATATCGGTCCAATGATTGTGAGGTAAAATGTCATGAATACGTTTGAGTGAGTCATCATCAAATGGTACACTCAACTGGATGAGTTTGTCTAACAGATTGATTGAGATTGTTTTAGATTTATACGCCATTGTGTTTAAGAATTACTTATTTGGCAAACTCAAATCTGTTTTAAAAGATGTCTCGCAACATGTTCGACTACATTGACATTCACTGAATTTCCTAGTTGACGATATGCGATGGCATCTTTTTCAGGTAGAACATGCTCTTCTGGGAAACTTTGAAGACGAGCGCACTCGCGAGGTGTAATGTATCTTGCTTTGGATCCTACAATTGAAGTTTGAACAATCGCAACTAACGTTGGAAAGTCAGTTGCATTCTTGACTCGGATTCCAGATTGTCGTAATTGAATGTAGTGATTGTCAAGAACCTTATCGGTCGGTTTCATAACACCTGCTTGCCATTCAAGTTTCGCATAGACCTTGCGTTTTTCAAGAACCTCTTTGTGTTTTTCCATCCACGCATCCCAGATAGGTTTATGTGCTTCGTAGAGTTTCTTGTTCTTAGTGATGTAGGTCTTCTTCCACTTTGCAATTCCTTCAGCATCTGGGTCTTCTTTGAAATACTCAAGAATGATTGGGACACCTAGAGCAGTTCCTGCTAGAACTGGAATCATTTCATCCCATGCTTCACAGACTTGTTTGAATTCAGGTTTGATATTGTATTTTGTTTCAACTTTCTTGTCTAAGATGACGACCTTTTCCTTCACAGGTTCAGGTGGAAGTGTGATTAAACCGATATCCTTTCGTACTCCCATGAAATAGACACGTTCACGTTTCTGAGGAACTCCAAACATGTGTGGACTTAGAACTACATGCTTCATATCGTATCCAAGATCATCAAAGACTTTTAGAATAGTTTCAAAGACAGCACCTTTCTGAACCTTGAGAATATGCTTAACGTTCTCAAGTAGTAAGTATCGTGGTCTCTTTGCCTCTACGATTCTTGCAATTTGATAGAAGAGTGTTCCTCGTGTATCTTCAAGTGCACCTCTGCGTCCTGCGTTTGAGAAGGGTTGACAAGGAAATCCTCCACAGAGAACATCGTGGTCGGGAATGTCTTCTGTTTTCAATTGATAGATATCACCGAACGGTCTCATTCCAAAGTTGCGTTCATATGAATCTTGACAGTTCTTATCAATATCAGATGCAAGTACACATTCACCTCCTAAATTCTCTAACGCACGATGAAATCCACCCATTCCACAGAAAAGGTCTACAAATTTGAAAGGCATGTAAAAAGAGTTGTATTAAAGAAGTGAATATCCATTTTGAAGTTAAGCGAGGTTTGGTAAGTGTGATTCGTGAACTTGAAACTGCATAGAACTTGAATGAAGATTTCCCTTACCGCGAATCTCAACACGGTAGTTCTTCAATACTCCACCTTCTTCTACTACGAGTTTGTAAAACATCTTTGCACATCCTCCAGTGTAAAGACTTTCATTTTCAGTAAAGGATATAAACCTTGCAGAATCAGGACCTAGTTGTTTGAGTGAGACTCCATCAAATTCCCAAATCTTCACAGGACAGTCTAGACAGAAGAGATGTTTCATTAGTTGATTTGGAATGTTTTCATCCAATGAAATGACCTCTCGTATTGCACTAAAGTATGGATTATTACGATCATAAAATAGTGCATTGACTTGATTTCTATTCTCATTTAAGTGTTTAGGAAATCCATTCTCAGTAAGAAACTCCTTGCGAATTCTCTTAACTCGATTACCTGTATCCTTTTGCATCATGCTCTCCACACTAAAGTTAGTCTTTGTAGCGTTAGTGGTTGCTTTTATTGAGATGCCCATTAATCTTCCATCTTCCATCTCTAACCATATATCTCCCTTTGCTGTCTTTCGATCAACTCCTACTAATGCAGGATGGTCAAACCGTGTCTTTTCCAAAGCAATGACACGTATACAATTCTCCCATTCAGGAGATCGTAATGCATTGAATCTATCCATTAATGGTTGTAGATTCCCTTGTGTCAAGAGATTTGCTCTAAATTGTTGAAACTTTGGACAATGTAACCATGAAGGACATTGTTCAACTGTCTTTGGGTCTACTCCAGGTAGTTTAATTAATAATGCATATGCGAGTTCAAGAGGATTACAATCTGCATTTCTTCTTACCATCTTGATTTTAGTATCTTAAGATTTGTGTGTTCGTTTTTCAACCAATGGTTGCCTCAGTGTTATGTAGGACTTGCCTACCAAATTTCTGACCCGATTAAATCCATTTTCCGGATCGTCCAAAATGGATTTGATTCGTCCAAAATAAGTATGGTAAGTCCTACATACGATATACTGTGTGAGGTAATTGAGATCCAATTATAAAAAAACGAACAAATCGCTAACAATAAGACAGCAAACAAATGAACACTATCTGTGACATTGAAACACTCTTTGAAATGGTTGAAGTTGAGAGAAATGACCTTGAGATGTATCTAGATAACCTTGTAGATACAGGGTTTGTGAAGAGAATTTTAGATCCGGCAGATAACGCCTATTTTAAGGCAAAAGATGGACTTTCCTGGTCTGATGCAGTACGTATTGACTGCGAAGTGAAGAAGCAGATTTTGCTGTGTTTGATTGAGAACCCAAAAACATTCTTTGTGCTCTACAACACTCAGAAGGGGAAATTGAAGATTGCATCTGAAGAAATCCGTTCTTGGGCGTCTGTTGAGGGTAAGAGAGTTGTTGGATTCATGATGGTGGATAATGACAAGACTCTTGCAGATCAGTCATCAGATGGAGTGCGTGCTGTTGTAGGAGATGTAGCGGATATATTCCTGCTCAGCAGCAACAGTGGAGACAGCATTGGAGACATCAAGAACAAAATTGATTCCTACGCTGCATTTGGAGGAAAGATGCCAGTGATTGTTGCACTCAACAATACGAAGCAGGTAGACAAGATCACCAAACTTATGGACCATATCAAAAAGCGCATTACAGATGGGTGCTCAACTCTGCGTTATGGAATCGTCTTTGATGAAGCAGATAAGATCTATCCCCCTGTCCGTGAGACGTTCAGTGATTACTTGGTGAAAGATGACAGCGCACTACATCGTTTGGGGTTTGTAACTGCCACAGAGGGAGACCTTATGGATGCAGAGTACCCTGAGTGTGCTAACGCATTCATGCACCCTGTTCCTCCTGGCAACCCAGATTACAGAGCAATCCACACTCAGGACGCAATTATAAGGCACGTTGTTCATCGCAGCAGTGTTGGAAATGATGCATATGCAGAAGCAATCATCACGAACCCTGAAAACAAAAATTACTTCAATAATCAAATTCAACTGAAGAATGGAACCATGGGATTTCGGAAGGTAATCGTCAACGGAGGATCAAAATGTGCTTCAATGGAAGCGTTTGCGATGAGACGCATTGCGGAAGGATCATATGCAATTACCGTAAACATGAGTGGAGTTGTAGTGTACAGAGCAGGGCATGAGAAGAAAAAGTACTCCTCAAAGGGAACTCGTTTTGGTCAACTCCTCTTCAAAATTTATAAGGAGTTAGGACTGCACAATAAACCGCTCTTCATCATCGGTCGCAGAAAGGTAGATCGTGGTCTAGGGTTTCACTTCACTCCACGTGACGGATCCGAAGGTTTAGTGTGGACCGACATGATTCTTGGAAGAGTAGACGACAAGAGCACTGCTGTTCAAAAGGCAGGACGTCTTGCGGGAGTTGTTGTACACTGTCCACAGTACTCAGGAAGTTTGACGTGGTGGACAGATGAGAAGACTGCCTCTATGATTTGTAGGCACAACGATGTCGTGGATGTCGCAAACAGCAAGAAGGGTTGTTCATTGCTTCAAGCGTTTGTTCGAGCAGAGGTAGAAGTTCCTAAGACACCAATTCCAGAGACTAAAAATGACGTATTGATTTCAGAAGAGACATTCACTTCAATGAATGAAGCAAGAGAATGGGGAAGGACACACCTTGATCAATCGCCTTCTGTCTTCATCCCATGTGATAGCGAAGGTAAAAGTGGAGGACAGACTCACTTCCATTACAGAGGTGGACTCAGGGAGATTACTTCAGAGAAGTCCACTCGTGAGTCTAAGGATATAAGTTGGGGTCAAGGAACCTTCAAGGAAGATAAGAATGAAAAAACAAAAACAGGATCACCACGCGTATTCCCTGTTAGAGTGGATACCGTACTCAAATTCATCGTAGTGTACAAGAGATTCAACATTAAAGTCTAAACCCCAAAACCAAAACAAAAATATGAAACTAATTTGCCACCAATTTGAAACTTAACTTACACCACAACCCTCTTTTTCCATTCCACCCCCCATAATATCGTCCAAAATGGATTTGATATCCCCAAAATAAGTATGGTAAGTCCTACATACGATAGTGTGAGG